CTTGCCTTCCGGCGAGGATTAGACCTGGATTACCTCCAGGGACCCATGCTCGGCCACGCAAAAACGTAGCCGCGCCCTTGTTGAGCTTTTCCTCGGCGCCCACGCATGGCTTCACAGCCGTACGTGGGTTTGTCGGGCACTGGGCGTCGCAAGACGCTCGTGTAGCACCCAACAACGAAATCCGAGGTGTCTATGGGAGGTCTCCTTCTTGTGACGTAGCTGTATCCTCCCCAACCACGCTCGGCGCGGTAGAGGGAGGGGGTAGCTTCGTCGAAGGAGGAAACGAACCCATCGTCACCGCACCCTTCGGGGATGCGGAGACGCCAAGTCGGATCAACTGCTGTGAAGCAAGTGAGCCAACTTGGAAGGTAACGAGCGTCGCGATCCAAACCGTTGCTAGAACGGCAAGCAGCGCGAAGTAACTTGTTACCATAGACATAACAGACCGAAATGAAGTCATCGTCGTCGCTGTTCAGAAACAGTGGTCGCACGTTGACACCACAGAACCAGTCTGTGCCGCAGCTCTCGTAGAAAAGACCGTTGCCAAAGGTCTTCTCCTCGTTCACAGTGAAGCCAAGGAACTTCACTGTCTCGACCATACTTTCGAACATGCCTGCCGGAAAGACAAGGTCATCGCCATAAGCGAGACAATACCAATCCGCGTAGCCTTCTTCTTCGGCGACGGCGCGAGCCATAGCTAAGAAGATGAGCGTTTCAAGTTCGAAGGTGTATCCGTTGCCCATGGATGAGAACTTCTCTAAGGCGATGATCTCGCCGTCGGGAAGGGAAACCCTCTCGGTCCGCGCCATGACGAGTAACTCGAACCACTCGCGTGGTAAGAGCTGCTCGACGCAGCGGTAAGAGATGGTGTCCGAGGCAGCGGACAGGTCAAGCGTGCAGAGATCCATACTGTAGGCTTTCGAGGCCAACGTCTGGTTATTCTGCTGCCCAACCTGCAAGTCGAGGCCATAGATGCGAAGCCGCTCGCGTATAGCAGCACCGATCCCTTTCTGAACGTAGATATTCAGATCGGGTTCGATGCAGATCACGCGATCGGTCTTAGCATTCTTGGGAACGGTTGTCAGCTTCGAGGCGTGTCGGGGTGTGAATCCTAACACGTTACGTCTCCACGCTGCCGGAAGGCAGAAGAGACCGAAGTCAATCAACGATGGGGTGCTGTCTAGCATCCGACATCCGTACTTACGTCCGGATGTCACGATGCCAGAGACGCTAGTTGTGGCACCGGGTCCGAAATCACAACATTCCTCAATCATCGGGAGAGCCTTTTTAAGGGGCCCCAAGATGGTAGAGATGTGGTGACGGATCCGGTTCAAGCGTCTATGCTGGTTTTGTGACCAGGTCTCTGGTGCCGAGAGCCTTTCATTCGTCCT